GGGGGGGACAATTTGAGAGAGAAACAGTGATACGAAACTCATATGTAAAGGAAGCAAAACATGTGGTTCAAACCTGGAACCTCTCACAGAGGAAAGATAGAGATCTCGATAAGAAAGGCCTTAGGCCTTTCTAACTACCTCTTTACCCTTTCTTTTCTTGATAGGTTTAACCTCAAAGGTTATATCCTTACAAGCCTCTGCAAACACAGTCTCAGCGTTCATAAGATTAGGAGAAACTCGAGCCTGAACCGCATTGATAGTCACATTACGACCCAAGACTAAACGGACTGACCAAGTACGTCCTACCATCGACAGAACGACTGAGTACTCAAGTGTATTACCTTCCGAATGACGACATATCTGATCTAAGTTCTTGAACACTTTTAAAAGAAGAGAACGATTCTCAATGACCGACATACGTTCCTTTCCAGACAATAAGTCTGTTAAAGTATTACGGAAGCGATCGAGAAGACCAAGACGTGCAGACTCCACCATATTTTCATCAGCCGACGCCAATAGATAGAGGAGGTCAGATATTCGACTAGCCTCATACTCAGACGCTCTAACTACCGGATGGAACATGTTTAAAGGCGGTACCTTTACTTCAGGAGAGACAGCAGAACCTGCCATCTCAGTAGCCACCTCTTTAACCTCTTCCTCACCCTGAAGGCTAATCCACGGACTGATCGGAGGACCATTCTCATTAGCATATTGCTGTATCAGGGCACCGATACCTAAAGAAGTACGGAGTAGAGCATCTAATCTCTTAAGAGCCTCGACAGCTGATGTCCAAGTGTAGACTTCGATAATATCCTTTTCAGTTAGTTGAACACCTTTAAACCATTTACTTGGAGAAGCAAGTGGATACCCGTTTGGTACCAGAGAACGAGAGAGACCCGAAACAGAAGAAGGAACGAGGTTATTCTTAAGATGTAACTTGATCGACTCTTTGTCAAGGAATGAAGATACCAGATTCCAGAATTGTTTAGCAGAGATTGAAGGGTTACGTTTGACCAACTCATTTTGTAATTGAGCAACTTCCCTTCCATCGGAAACAGTTTTACAAACTGTTTTAACAGGGATTGAAGACAACTCGACACCTTCGACAAAAGTATGTTTACACAGTTCACCTGCAACTAGACCTCCTTCAAAATGTAGAACCGATTTTGTTTCATTAATGATTAAACCATAAGCATTCATGATCTCACGGTACTTCGACGCGACGTGACCAGAAAGTATAGCAGAATCATCGCCAACGATACGGTAGTCCCAGCCAGTAGGCCGCTCTGCCCGTTTAGCAGCAGCATGAATAATCACATGATGTGTAAGAGCCAACATCGGGAATGAAGATCTAGCTCCCATCGGTTGACCAACCTGATAGAAGATAGCCTCACCCTCTGGAGTCATGAAAGAACGATCCGATAAGACCTTTGACCAAGCGGTTGCCATAGAACCAGATCCTAATAAGATAGAAAGGATTTCCCTCTGAAGAGTAACTGGTAATCTATCAGTCGCAGCTGTCAGATCGAAGCAGTTCAGAACAGACTCGTTGGATAGAGTCCAAGATTTCACAGTTGCAACAGCCGAATCTTGATCGAAAGTTCCATCAGTAGACAGACCTTTCAAGAAAGAATTGATTGTCTTGTGAAGTGGTGTCATGGCCATTTGTGTCCAGTAATCAAGAGCTGCAACAATTCTTGCCTTCCCTCCCCACTCTTCAATTATGTTTAATTTACCAATCCGTGGAGCCCGATCAGGAGCGATATCACCATGAGGTAACCGTGCCACCCCATGCATATCATTAAGTATGAAAGACATACCTGATTCTTCCAACCAGACCCTGAACTGCTTAAACAACTTAGGCCATTTAGCCCAAGCTTTAACATCAGAGTGAGCAGTCCATGTGGCTTGCCCATTAGGACCTGAAGAAGACAATACCTCGTAATGGAAGCGAGAAACTTCGTGCCGATATCTCTCCTTAAACAGTTCACCGCTAATACCGATCGATTCGAGAGCCTCTTTAATCTCCGATACAGAAAGTAATCCTTTCCCTTCGATACCCCCATCTTCAGGAATAGACAACTTTTGAGTAATCGTAGAATAGTTAGGTTTCGCAGGAAGGACAATGACACGGTCTAAAGAGAGGAGAGCGAACACAGCTTGATGAAGGTATGCAACTTCAGAGAACTTCTTCCCTTCAGCAATCTTGTTTATACGAGGTAGGACACCTTGTAAGAACAGTGGACACTCTTCTTCGTAGACCCACTCAGTCGTCATCTTGAAACCATGACTACCAGGATTAGTCCCTCGTATATAGGCTACATACCAGGCACGTGTCCTCTTAATGAGATCAATAGAACGTGCAGCATCGCGCATGAAAGCTATCTGGATCTTATTGTATATAATACCTACGATTCCAATTAATTCGGGACCATAAGATACACCTAAGACATTAACCCATAATAACAAGAAAGCAAAAGCATTCTCTAAGTTCATCCTAGAGATCTTACGAGGTTCTTGTCCATTATTAAGACCAACTGGTAAGTTTAGTGGTGCCATTTTCTACTAGATATTGTTTTAGACTGAAACTTCTTATTACGAACACTTTGTCTATATGAGGAAACTCATTAGTTACTACACTTATACTTTCCATGCAGCCTAGAGAGTGTGATATCATCCGGGTTACCCAGCTACCCAAGCCTATAGACAAACTTATCTTACTGGCCCACTTCCGGTTGCTACCCCTCTAGTAACCTGTTTAGTCTTGGTACTACCCTTTTAGAGAGGGACGGTTGCCTTACTTTGTAATCAGTTTACTTCCAGAAGTATTATCTGAGGGAGAGCCGCTTCCCCTTGTACGTCGAACGCACATCGCCTACATTTCACCATGTAGAACAGTCTTTCTAAGGACAGTAATTAAACTTTAAGCTTCGTAATGAAGGATATCAAAAC